CAAGATAAGATGAAGATAGAAGTGAACTACATATTCCGTGAAGAAATGATTGATCCTATTTATGAGCAGATAGGATTAGAAACAGAAGCACACGAAGTTGAGATAGTGGAACAGGGGATTTTGGACTTGTCTAAAGTGATAGGAGCTTCGCAATTTTATGAGATGACTCAAGTGTTTTGCGAGGGTTCTCATTCTTTTTATATAGATTTGCCTTTCGAAGAGTTTAGATATATATGGCTGACAGTGTAAATTCTCCATCTCACTACACCGGTGAAGTGGAGTGTATAGATGCAATCAAATCAAGTATGAGTCATGAAGCTTTCAAAGGATATATCAAGGGTAATATTATTAAGTATATTTGGCGTTTTGAGCGTAAAAATGGACACGAGGATTTGCTCAAAGCACAGTGGTACATCAATAAACTTGTTAAAGAAAATGGGTAATATAAACAATGCTAATATCGACTATATCCTTCGCTGGGAAGGAGGACTCAGTAAGCACTCTAAAGACAGTGCATCATCAAACTGTGTGCCTGATGGCTCAGGCGTTCACACCAATAAAGGCATTACTTGGGCGGCTTGGAAGGCACAGCACGGAGATTCAGAAGAATCAGTAAAGCGTTTCTATGAGATGACTCACGAAGATTGGAAGTCTATTTACAAGCTCTACTGGGAAGGCATAAAGGCAGACGATATTGAGTCCGATCTTATCGCTGAGTTTTGGGCAGATTTCGCTTGGGGTTCTGGAGTTTACGGAGCAGCCAAGCAATTACAGAAATTTATCGTATCAGAGGGTTTCTCTATCGCAGTGGATGGGAAGGTAGGCAAGAATACTTTGAGTGCCTTAAATCGCCTTATAATCATGAAAGGAGAGGACTATATCTACCTAAAGAGTTACGACCACAGGGTGAACTTCTTGAGAGGGTTATCTTCATTCAAGCATTTTGGCAGAGGATGGATCAGCAGATTGAAAGATTTTCACAACTACGCATTGACCAAGATAAATGGCGTTTGAGGGATTAGAAGATAAAGGCAAACAGTATGCAGGGTTCAATCCTTCCGAGGATGACGGCATTTTGCGTATAGTCCAAAATTGGGGCAACGAGTTAATCGCTCAGATGCAGAACCGGTTGAGGATTAACAATACCAATGCAACGAGCAGCTTATCTTCTTCGATTAGTCCTAAAATCACAAGCAAACCAGGTGGATACCGTTTAACAACCATGATGCAAGATTATTGGTTTTATGTGGAGAACGGAAGAAAGAGAGGAGAAAAACCACCATACGCAAATATTTATGAGTGGGTGCAAAATAAAAAGGAAATGCAGATGAAGATTAATCAGTCACCTGATAAGATAGCTGCTACTAAGTCACTTGCTTTCGCTATTAGAAACGTCATTGGGAAAAGAGGAACAAAGGCTCAACCATTTATATCTAATTCTTTAGAGAAAGTCACCACAGAAACACTTGGGCAGCGTATTGCCCAATACATTGCCGATACTTTAGGCAGCCCATAAAGAAAAAAGTTTTTTCATTCGGTAAAATATTTTTATATTTGCCGTATGGAAATACAAGAAATAGTCAAACTTATTAAGCTTAAGAAACGCCACGGCATAATCAAGCGTGTGAGCGAAGAAACGGGGGTATCTATGCCCACCGTTAAAAAGTACATTGAAGGGAACGTCATTTCAGACAAAGCCCTTTTAGTTTTAAAGGCTGCCCTTGAGGACATCGAAAACGAGGAGGTGCAGCAATGATCACTATGTTAGTACACGACCACGAGATTGAGGTTGAACAGTATTTTGTGACTCTATTCTTTGACCGTGAGGAAGTAGAGTCAATGATTATGGAACATTACAGAGATGAGTATTGTGACAATATCTTCAGAGTAGTTGACGAGGAAGGAGCATCCTACAAAACTGACTTTAGAATTTACAACGACATAGAGCGTCATGACGTTATCAATGACCTGATGTATTACCACGATTTAAAACCAACAAGAATTAAACTAGTAGAAAATGAAAACAAGTAACGAAACCAACAACCTTGTGAAAGCTTTATTTGAGTTCCAAGGTAAAGTCAACGCTGTAAAAAAGACAGCCAAGAATGACCATTTCCACTCCAGCTATGCGGATTTGTCCAGCATTCTTACAACCATCAATCCAGTGTGTCAAGAGTTAGGGCTTTTGATTACTCAGCATCCACACGATGATGTATTAGTCACAAAGATTTATCACGTTGAGAGTGGCGAATGGATGCAATCTGAACAGCTCTTGAGGATGCGAGATGCTAACAATCCTCAGCAGTATGGTTCTGCTTTGACCTATGCTCGTCGTTATGCCCTTGCATCTATCTTCAATCTTAACCAGGCAGACGATGACGGCAACTCAGCAAGTGGGCATCAAGTTAAAACAGTCAAGGAAACCATCACACCACAACATCCGATGTGGCAGAAAGCATTGAAGCACATTCAGAACGGTGGCAACATCCAAGACATCAAGGATAAGTTTGTTATCTCTAAAAAACACGAGGAGGTGTTGACGGCAACCAAATGACTAATGAGCAACGGATGGAAGTTACGATGACACAAAGTCAAGAGGAATGGCTGAAAGCAAGAGCCAATCGTTTCACGGCCTCTGTGGTTCATAAGTTAATGGGGAGTAGCCGATCAGGTTCTCCCCTTTCAAAGACAGCAGAAACATTTGTATATGAACGAGCTGCTGAGATACTGACCGGCAACTCTAAGCCAATTTATGGAGATGCTCTTGATTGGGGTATATCACACGAGGCGGATGCCTTTTACTATTTCAATCAGCAGAACTTTGAGGAGTGGACATACTACGGTGGCGAAACCTATGTATTTATTCCTTATGGTGAGTACAGTGGTTATTCACCTGACGGCTTAAGTGAAGATGCAATCCTTGAAATAAAATGCCCTTACAATAGTGGCATCCATTTAAAGAACTTCAACATCTACGATGCGGATTCTCTAAAGCAGATACATCCTGAGTATTATTGGCAGATGCAACTCGGCATGATTGCCACTGATTTAGATTACGGATACTTTGTTTCTTACGATCCTCGAATGCCCGAAGGAAAACAGATGCACATTGCAGAGATTGAACGTCATGAGGTAGAGTTTGAACTCAATGAGAAATTAGAGAATGCTTGGGAATTATTGCAAAATATTTTGGCGAATTAAAAAGAAAGTTTATATTTGAACTATGGAAGTACCAGTTATATTAGTTTTACCAATCGCATTAATCATGCTGATTTGCTATTTAGCTTATTTGAAAATATGCGACGAAGTTAGAGAATTTAATAAGCTTGAAGATGAGCTTGAGCGTCAAGCCAGTGAATCTGAAAAGCCTTATGTTGAACCACTTTACAGAAGGAGATTTAAGAAATGAGCAACATGATACAACAAAGGGTTGCGGCTGTTCTACTCAAGCACCCTGAAACCAAAGACGATGACCGAATACTTACTGCCTACTATTGGACTATGCAAATGTCAGACGAAGATATCAGAATAGAAACCTTTGACGATTTCAAACGTGAGTACACATTCGGCAAGTTAACAGATGCACAGACCATCACGAGAATCAGAAGAAAGCTTCAGATGGAACGCCCACAATTCAGAGGTAAGAAGTACCTGGAGAAGTTGAACAAACAACAGAAAGTCAAAAGTGATTTGGGTTATGGTGTACAAGGCAACGGTTAGGCTTTCATTATCATCAGGCGTAACCATTCAAGGAACAGTGAACGGACATTGCAAAACACCTAAAGACTTCTTTGATGTATGCTGTGATTATTTCCTTGATGAAGTTTGGCACGATGGAAGTAGGATTGATGACATTGAAGTAACGAGCATACAACCGGCTGACAGCTTTTCAAAATTGATTGCACCGGGTACAACCCTTGATGATGATCAAGCCAAACACGGACACGATTACACACCTTTTCACAGATACAAGATTTTAGAAACAAATTAAAACTATGTTTAACATATCAACAGGAGCAATGGCGAAGTCAAGTACCCACCTCCAAGACAAGGAAGTAAACCAGGTTTACAAAACAAAAGACTACTCTAAATTCAAGAGTAAAGATGGCAACCGTAATTTAAACGAACTCCATCTTAAAAGGCTAACAGAGAGCGTAAAAGCAAATGATTTGCTCCACGCTAATCCTATTCTGGTCAATCAAAAGTATGAGATTATTGATGGTCAGCACAGGTTCAATGTTTGCCGCAACTTAGGTAAAGCAGTACACTACATCAAAGTCAAAGGTTTAGGATTATCTGAAATTCAAATTCTCAATGCCAATTCTAAAAACTGGAAGCTTGAAGATTATGTTGAGGGATATTGTAATATGGGTTTAGAAGAGTATTGTTATTTAAAGAATCTCTTAAATAAAACTGATTTAGGTATTTCTAAATTATTAGCTATGTATAGTAATTTTTCAGGAGATATACAAAACTCCGTGAGAGATGGCAGTTTAAGATTAAATCATAAACAAAGAGGATATACTATATCTCAATGGTTTAATGATTGGAAATTGTTCTATAACGGAGCTAATAGAAGGACGTTTGTCGTAGCGTTAGTTCAACTATATAATGTCAAAGGCTACTCACACGATAAGATGATGCAGAAGATAAAGTATCAATCTACTAAATTAGTCGACTGCACAAATACTAAAACTTATATTGCACTACTTGAAGAAATTTACAATTATAAAGAACGAGGAGATAAATTGAGATTCTTTTAGTATATTTGTAGAGCAAACAACAGGGTGGTAGCTGTTATGTTTAAGACCTTATGCCTCGGCTGGTTAGATGGACTACCACACATCTAACTGGTACGAGGCTTTTTTTATGAAATGAATTTTTTAGAACAAGATTTAGAAGAAATTATTTTTACAACAGATTGCGATGAATTATGTGATCGCGGTCTTTATGACACAGGTCAATTGTTTCGTCAAGTCAAAATTGGAAATTATGGTATTGCCGATTTGATTTCTTTCCATCGTCCATATTACAATTCAAGTGGAGAAAGAGAAAATGGCACAATTAGGATTTATGAGTTAAAACGTGACCTGATTGACATCAATGCTTTTTTACAAGCTGTAAGATATGCAAGAGGCATTCAAAGGCGTATTGAAAAAAAGAACCACTATCCTTATAACATAGAAATTGTTTTAATCGGTAAAAAAATGGATAAGAAAAGCCCTTTTTGTTTTTTACCTGAACTCATTACAGCGGATAGTTTTTATTTAACTTATTATACATATAGTTACGAAGCCGATGGCATTAAGTTTCATAATGAAACAAATTATTGTATGAGTAATGAAGGTTTTTAATTATGGCAATTTTTAGAAAAATACATACATCATTCTGGTCAGATACTTTTATACAAGATTTAGATAACGATCAAAGGCTTTTTTATTTGTATCTACTGACTAATGAGAGAACAAAGCAATGCGGTATCTATGAGATTAGTAAAAAGCAAATGGCTTTTGATTTGGGATACAGTATAGATAGAGTATCTAAACTCCTTAAATACTTTATAAATACTGGTAAGGTATTGTATAATGAAACGACTAAGGAGATTGCAATCAAAAATTGGGTGAAGTATAACAACTCAACTTCTCCAAAGGTCTTAAGTTGCATAAAATCAGAGCTTGACGATGTTAAGGATAGAGTATTGATAGAGTATATAAAGGGTATACATACTCCATCACAACAAGAAGAAGAACAAGAAAAAGAAGAAGAAGAAGAACAAGACCAAGAATTAGTTTTGGTGAGGGATGAAATATTTGATCAGGTTTGGAAGGCTTACAGCCAAGTTTCAACAAGACAACCTGGAAGTAAGAAAGATGCAGCCGCTAAGTTTGGGAAGTTAAAAAAGGCAGAGCTTGAAAAGATAAGGGAACACCTACCATTGTTTCTCAAGAATCACATCGCAGCACAAAAGACAGATTATCTTCCTAACTTTACAACGTATTTAAACCAAAGGAGATACGAGGATGAAAAGCTCCCGTATGCGGATAGTCAAAACGAATTAGAAAACTGGACATTATGAGAGTGCTTGTAGCTTGTGAATATAGCGGAGCAGTTCGTGATGAGTTTATAAAACTTGGACACGATGCGATGAGTTGCGATCTCTTACCTACCGATGTACCTGGTCCACACTACACCGGTGATGTATTTGATATTATAAACGATGGATGGGATATGATGGTCGCTTTTCCACCTTGCACACATTTAGCTCTTAGCGGTGCGGCTTGGTTTGAAGAAAAGATAAAAGACGGCAGACAACAAGAAGCGATTGATTTTGTGAAGGCGTTGATGTCAGCACCAATTGACAAGATAGCAATTGAGAATCCAATGGGTGTTATACCAAACTACATTAGACCTTATGACCAAATCATTCAGCCGTATATGTTTGGAGATTCATTTCAAAAGTCAACTTGTTTATGGTTAAAAAATTTACCACTTTTGAAACCGACTAAGATTGTAAGTAAAGGAGAGTTTTTTGAATGGATAGATAAAAAAACAGGCAAAAAGAAACGTCAACCACTTTGGTT